GGCGCAGGGCGCGGGGGTGGTGACAGCGATCCCGCCGTCGTTCGCCATCTCGGCGGCCAGCGGCGGCCCGCTGGTGGGTGCGGCCGTGGCGAGTGATGTGCCGGTGGGCTCGGTGACTGCCGGAGGCGGGAGCCCGCTCGCGGTCACGATGGGCGCCGACCCGCTGTACTCAACAACGTCAGGGAGCCCGTGATGCTGAGCCCAGGCCAGGTGTACCGGACGCGGCTGACGGTCGGCGACGGTTCCACGTCGGCCTCCACGGTGGCGCTGACGATCACCAAGCCGGACGGGACGGCGGTCACCCCGGCCCCGGTGCCGGTGAACAGCCCGCCGTCGTCAGGCAGCTACTACTACGACTACCTGCTGAGTATGCCGGGGCTGCACAAGTTCGCGTGGGTGACGCAGGGGCCGGGGACGGCGCCGACGCCGGAGTACATCAACGTCCGCAGCTTCATCTCCATCGTGTCGATGGCCGAGGTCAAGGCACATCTGAATAAGACGACCACCACCGACGACGATGAGCTATCCGCCTACCTGATGGCGGCCACCGAACTGGTGGAGGACCGGGTCGGGATCTGCGTCGCCCGCTCGTTCACGTGCGAGGTGGACGACGGCCAGTGGGCGCTGGTGCTGCCGTACCGGCCGGTGATCAGTGTGCAGTCGGTGACTTCGATCTGGCCCGGTGGCCCGTCGTGGGCGGACCCGAGCCTGTTCGTGGTGGACGGCGAGGCGGGGATCATCCGGCTGGCCGCGATGCTGCCGTTCTGGTGGGGGCCGTGGACGGTGACGCTGACCGCCGGGCGGCAGCAGATCGCCGAGCGGTGGATTCACGCGGTGAAAGAGCAGATCCGCCACCTGTGGGAGACCCAGCGCGGGTCGATGCCGCCGGCGCTGCTCCAGGGTGAGGAGGTGTTCGCCTCCACCACGGGGTTCACGTTCAGCGTGCCCCGGCGGGTGCTGGAGTTGCTGGAGACCGACATGGTGCCGTCGTCATGACGGCGGGGTCGACCCTGCCCGCTGCGGTGGCGGTGCTGGTCGCCGACTTTTCGGTGATCGCCCTGGACGGCGAGGTGCGCGACGGCCCGCAGGTGGGCGACACCGAGGCACGCGAGGTGATCAGCGTCGGGTACATCGGCCCCGACGATGACGCCTCGGCGGAGGCGACGCTCGCCTCCGGCGGCCTCGGCGGCCCGCCGGCCGGGCTCGCCGAGACGTACCAGGTGCACTGCGCGGTCGCGGTGTCCTCGGGCAACGAGGACGTGCGGGCGACGCGGGAGCGGGCGTTCGCCATCTTCGCCGAGTGCGCGCAGCGGCTCGCCGCCGACGGCACGCTGCACAACACCGTGGCCGACGCCTCGCTGTCTACCTGGCAGTTGCGGGAGGACATGACGACCGGCGGGATGGTGGCCCGCATCCGGTTCGACGTGTCGGTCCAGGCGTGGGCCGGCCGCTGATCACACCACATTGAGGGAGGGCCAGGGATGGCCGCTTACACGTTGCAGGCGTTCCCGCACGCGGGCGCGGCAATCACCTACACCCAGCCCGCGACGGGCACGGCCAACACGGCGGTGTGCGGCCAGGACTGCGCGCTGCTGATCAAGAACGGGTCGGGCTCGCCGATCACGGTGACGCTCGTGGTGCCGCCCGTCAAAACCTTCGACGGGCTGGTGCTGCCGAACCGGACGTTTTCGGTGGCGGCGGGCGCCGACGCGATCATCCCGCTGATCGACGCCGACTACACCGACCCGGCCACCGGGCTGTGCACGTGGGGCGTGTCGGCCAACACCACGGTCGTCGCGGCCGAGATCACCACGTCTAGCTGAGGGAGGCCGTCATGGGCACGCCACTGGAACCGGGGTGGGTGCGGATCATCCACGAGGAGACCGGCGGGATCACCGAGGTGCACCGCGACGGGCTCCAGGCGTACTACCAGAGCGGCTGGGCGCTGCTCACGGCGGACAACGCGCCGCCGGCGCAGGAGGCGCCGCCGGAGCCTGCGCCGGCGAGCGAGGCGCAGGTCGCCGACAAGCGGGCCGCGCGGGCCAAAAAGGCCGCAGCGGCGGAGGACGACAACAAGCCGGCCGAGCAGGCTGGGAAGGAGTGAGGGCAGATGGCGCCTCCACCGCTGAACGTCACGTCGCGGTACCTGCCAGAAGGCACCCGCAAGGTGTATTGGGTGCCGACGATCGCGGTTCAGGCGAGCCCGACGCGGGCGGAACTGAACGCGGGCATCGACCTGAGCGCGGAGATCTTCGATGTCACCGGGTTCTCGGTCACCTCCAACTCCATCGAGGTGCCGGACTTGTCGTCCCGGTTCACCGCGAAGATCCCCGGCCTGATCGTCGCCGATGACAGCGCGCTGGTGATCTACGCCTCGCAGAACTCCAACGACGTGCGGACGGTGCTGCCGCGTGACACGGCGGGGTTTGTGGCGATGCTGTGGGAGGGCGATGTCGCGGGGCAGAAGATGGACATTTTCCCCGTCAAGATCGCGGCCACGTCGATCCTGACCCCGATCGGGGACCCGGCGCGGATCAACGTGGCGATCACGATCACCAAGGTGCCGTCGCAGAACGTCGTCATCCCGCCGTGATCACTGGCTTGCCCGCCTGACACCCGGAGACCGGCGCCGGGGGTGTGGCCCCGTGCCCTAACGGGGCGCGCGTGTCCCAGCGAGGAGGAGCTATGGCACTGCTGTCACGGGAGCAGATTTTCGCGGCCGAGGACCGGCCGGTGGAGGAGGTCGAGGTCCCCCAGTGGGGGGGCTCGGTGCGGGTGCGCGGCCTGGACGGGCGCGGCCGGGATGAGTATTTCGCGTCGATGACGACGATCCGCCGCCCCGGTGACCGGCCGACGATGGACACCGCCAACGCCACGGCCAAGCTGGTCGCCCGGTGCATCGTCGGCGACGGCAACGAGCCGATGTTCACCCAGTCCGATGTGCACGCGCTGGGGGAAAAGTCCGGCGTCGCGCTGGACAAGGTGTTCACCGTCGCGCAACGGCTGTCGGGGCTGAGCGAGGAGGACATGGCCGAACTGGGAAAAGCCTCCGAGAGCACCCCGAACGGGCGTTCTACTTCCGGCTCGCCCGCGACCTCGGGTGCACGGTCGAAACCCTCCTCGCCGTGATCTCCTCCCGCGAACTGGGGGAGTGGATCAAGTTCTACGAACTGGAGGAGGAGCAGGGCGCGGGGGCGCGGGCCGAGGGCCGCAGCGGGCGGCGGAACCTGAGGGGGCTGTCCAGTGCCGGCTGACTACATCACCGGGCCGGGGCCGGCCGAACTCAAGGCGCTGGCGCTTAAGCTGCGGGCGCAGTCCGACGGCAAGGCCAAGAAGATGCTGCGGGACCGGCTGAAAGAGGCCGCCCGGCCGGTGGCCGACGACGTGCGCGCCTCGGCGCTGGCGATGCCCGCCCGCAAATACCCCGACCGGGGGCTGCGGGCGGAGATCGCCGCGACGGTGAGCGTGTCGGTGGCGATCACCCGCACGGGGGTGCGGATGAACGTGATCTCCTCGGGCCGCAAGATGCCCGAGGGCAAGCGGAACCTCAACGCCTACACCGACCGGCCGCAGGGCTGGTCGCACCCGGTGTTCGCGCAGGGGCCGAGGTTCCACATGGGCCGTTCGCACGCCCGCCGGTACGCGCACCGGCCCCGGTTCCTGGTGCCGATGGTGCACATCGGGAACTGGACGTGGGTGAAGCAGGTCGAGGCGCCGCGCTGGTTCGAGCGGGGCGCGTCCGGCGCCGCCGCCGACGCCAACGAGGCGGGACGGCGGGCGCTGGAGGACATCAAGCGGGATCTGGAATAGGAGGCGGCCGTGAGCGACATGCTGGCGCTGCGGCTGGAGTCGCTGGCCGCTGACTGGCAGGTGCGCCGGTTCAACCCGAACCACGCCCCGCCGGGCGCAGGCGGCGGCCAGTTCACCTCCGGCCCGCAAGGCGGCGCGCAGGCGGCCAAGCAGCAAAAGCCGCAGCGGGCGGCGAACGCCCGCGCCGCGCGGGCCAAGGGGAACCTGCTCAAACGGGCGCGGGCCGACGACGCCGAGGCCGGCAAGCTGGAGGGCCAGCTAAAGGGGCTGCGCGCCCAGCAGGCGCAAGCGCTCGCGGCGGCGGGCCGGCACCGCACGGCCAAGGCGCACCACGCCAAGCAGCACAAGGCGGCCCGCCAGCACCACATCAAGGCCCACCACGCCAAGGCGGTGGCGCATCACACCTCGGCGGCGGCGACGGCGGCGGCCACGGCGGCTGCGCTGGGCGGGCAGATCGCGGGGCTGGTGAAGCGGATCGACTCGCTGCGGGCACAAGCCAAGGCGCTGCGGGCGCAG